CAGTTTTGCAATATCTCTAATCGAACCTATATGGAGATTTTTATTACTATCTAGTTTTAAATTTTTATTTAGTATTCTAAATTCATTTTGATAGCTAAATCTATCTGCTAATTTGGTAAAACAATCATATTCTTTATTGAACTCAAAATTAGGTATATATTTAACAAAATCAATATCTGCTTTATTTGTAATCACTTCATTTAGTCTTTTAAAAAATATGTCAGGGAAAAGAATTATAACAGCATAATCTCCAAAAGAAAGCATTTCTTTATTTAGAACATCCTTTTTTAAACTAGTTATTTGTTCATCTTTTGATTGTTTTTCAAGTTCAGTTACATCATAAGTGAAAAAAGATGCTAAAGAATGATATTGATCTTGAAAGACTATGAATTCTCCATCGTATTTATTGTCATATTTCATTTCCTTTTTAAACCAAAAACCTTCATTTGGGTCTCCTCTATAATACTCTTTACCATTAATTATATCATTCTTTGCTTGATCTCTGAACCATTTAAATGTTTCAAAATGTATCTGTCCAAGTTCCAAAAAATTTAAAGCATATTGTTTATCCTGAAATATTTTAATTATTAGATGATTCATTTTTATTTGTTTCATTGTAAAAATTATTTAACACAATAATACATAAAATAATATAAATAAACGTTTCAAATATTTTGTAAACTCACTATTTATAACTAACTTTATATAGTAATTGAGATGTTATGTTTACAATTCATTAATAAGAGCTTGAAGCCTTAATTTTATTAATGAAATGTTACGTTTCCACTCTATAGGTTCTTGACCTTTTTCATAAATTGGATAAGGTTCTTCTTTAAATCTAAACTTTACTCTTTTATCCAATGGATAGATATATCGGTATGTTTTAACTCTAAATATTTCCCAATCCTCTAATAAAAATCCAATATTACCACGTATAAAACGCTTCTTTGAAGTACTATTTGTGAAATTTTGTTCGTGTGAGATTTCACCTGTAATCTTATGTTTTAAAAATCTTGTAAAGTGGTAACCATAATATTTAAAATTGGATGCTTTATAAATCGTTCTACATCCCAAACGCCCATCTGCAAATGATTGAACAGCCACAACATTTTTATCTAATTGCTTTACCATTTTAATAGAATGGGCAATCAAAAGGCTTTCAGCATTATGTCCTAAACTATCATCAATCCACATTCTATTTAATTCAATCATCCAAGCATTAGAATTGGGATGAGTAAATAATTTAGCTTTTAAATTCTTCATATAGCCATATACAGCACAACCAAGGCATTTTTCAGGGTTATCAAAATCAAATATTCCAAAATTAAATACTCCAAAACCTCCATCATTCCATTTGTGTGAGTAATGATTTTTAATAATTAGTTCTTTAGCTGTCTGTTTATCAATTTGTTTAATAATTAATTTACCTAAATTCTTTGTTTCTATTACTTTTTCCATTTTATATATTAAATTTGTTGCTCCTACGGTAATGAATGCAAAAACCCACAACTAGAAGACATTTCTGTCCTCCAACTGTGGGCTTTGTGCTATTTTAAAATTACCGTAGGAAGTATTTTAATTTGTTGGAGGACTTTTTTAACCTCCCATTATTTTTGTGTATTTTTTGATATGATTGATTTGGATGATTACAATTCCTAAGAAAATGACCAGGCAGAGGACACCACCAATAATCAGGTATATCCAAAAACTTATATCAGTTTTTTCTTTTTCTGTATTCGATTTAAAACTATCAATTAACCGCTGTTCTCGATGTGCTAAATCCTGTTGTAATCGAACACTGTAAACCGAATCAACTAAATTAATTACTTTCTGAACCGATATATTTTCATCTTTAGATTGTTCTTTTTCCAAAGCCATAGCAATTGCACCTTGTATATCTAGTTCTAATCCGTTTTCTGTTTGTTTTAATGAAACTTTACCTTTATCATCATTCGTTTTACCAGTATAGGTTAAACCGAGCTTCTGTAATAACGTTTCATTCTTAGAATAGTTTTGCAGATAATCATAAGTCGATTTCTGTAATTGAAAGTTTACTGACGAATCATTTACAACAGATTTTTCTAAATTCTGATTAATCTGTTCAACTGCTTTTGTTTTCCGTTTCGTAGCACAAGACGCTAACGACATCAATGTCGCTAGCATAATAATAACTAAATTCCTCATGTTATTGATTTCTATCGTATTTTATTGCTATTTTTTCAACAAAATCAAGAATTTGAGATTCATTATTTTGAAACTTGACTAAATCAGTTTGAATAAAACCGAATTCAATTAATACAGCTGAGCCGCGTAAATTCAAAATACCAAGCCTTGAATGTTGACTTTGATTCTCTACTTTAACTCCACGATTAGGAATATTCATTATTTTTGACAATCCATCAACTAACTCTTTAGCTGCATTTTTAGAATCATTCCCTGCATTTAGAGAAATAAATGTTTCAACACCTGTTGCAGTTCCTTTACTATCAGAATTTAAATGAAATGCAAGTGTAATATCACCTGTTTTTAATAAAGGTTTAATTCTACCTTGAAAAACTCTATTCGTTTCTGAATCTTTATCTGAAATATGACTATGACCTTTAGCAGATAGCCTAGCAGATAACTTTTCTCTAAACTTTCTCATTACTTCATATTCACTTGTTCCATTATAGACTGCTCCTGGATCATTTTGATTGTGACCTGCGTCTAAGATTATTTTTTCAGGTGCAAAAAATTGTATCATAATTTAATTTTTTAAATGAGTTTATCCTCACTCGCAATTTTTACGAATGTAATTTGTTTGATTTTAAAATGTTTTTAATTGGGTTTTAAACGTCTAAGTTGATAGAGTTTTTGCAATGGTCTTTATCTATCTTATCAAGAAGAGAAGCGATAAGATTACCAAATTTTGTGAGTGTATTATCTCTTTGGTTTTTACCAAGTACAGAGCTGATTGTTTCTGCAAACTTTCCATGCTCGTAACCTCCAGTTTTTACTAAAAGTTTGTTGAGTAATCCTCGGTATTGAAAATTACCAAAACGGTCAATTGCTACAGCTTCATCACGAAAATAACCACTTAATCTTTTCCAATTAAATCTCTTTTTACAGAAATTGACGTAAATAAAGTTGAGAGGTGCTAATAGCAGAAATAATAGCCTTGCTGTTAGCACTAATAAAAAATTTATCATTTGTCAAAGCGTTTAATTTCTTCATCATCATTCGTAATACCTTGCTGTAATAAAGGTTCTAAGAACTGCATTAACATAGTTTGAAAGCTATCAAATGCCAATTCTTTAATTTCATTACCTTCATTATCTAAGATAGGTTGATTATTCTCATCTCTTTTTTTGATTGAGTAATCATTCGAAATAATCCAATCCTTAACTTCTCTAGTAAATTCTGGCAACAATGTTCTTGTACCGTCATCTGCCACATCAAAATGCTCTATTCGTGCAGAAATTGTTATTTGTTTTACGTCCATATTATCCGCAATACGGTAAACCACAACTTCACGCTCCAAGTCTTTTATTGTAGGGTGATTGCTTATTTTTTTTCTTATTTCCATTTGTATCATGAGGTAGTAGTTTTTATATTAATTAAATTTAAAAGCTCGAACTATTTTTGTTTGAATACTTTGACGATTTCCTTGCAAATTTCCATTTGCTCCACGACCTAAAATAGAATGAAAAATACTATAACCACTATTATTCGTTAGGGTTATAGATTTATTAATTGAACCTATTATACATCGAAATAAATTACCTGTTTTGATGATTTTTATTGTTAAACTTGTGTTATTTGTAGTGCTAGAAACTAAAGTATTATCTGTATTGTAAACAACATAAGTTGAATTATCACCAAACAAATAGTTTAAACCTAATAATGTTTGGTTGATAAAATCATTTACAGAGGAAGAATATCCTAACCCAATAAATGATTTTTGATTAGAATTTGTGTTACTAAATGATTTTGTTGATAAATCGATATTCATTTCAATATAAAAATCTTCTCCTTGTGAAAAAATCTCATTAGATTTCGCAACATATATTGGAGATGATGATATTTGGCTCGCAGAAATAAGAGGTGTTAACAATGAAGTTGTTGCACCTTGATATACATCATCTGAAGAAGCCACAAAACCTTCTTTATATTTTATGTCCCATGTTATGCTATTTAAATCGACATTATTTACTTCACTAACTAAATTTAGCGTCCATGATGTTGTATATATTTTAACCCCACTAGTTATCCTTATTATATATTCTCCTAATTTAAAATTTTGAAAATTGTAATAAAATAACAACTCTGTTGAACTTTCACTTTTTATATTTTCTGTTGGAATTACTAATTCAATAGTTTTTGTTGTTGCATCTAAAAGCTCTATTTTACAACTATCTTTATTTAACAATAGATTAGTTCCTGACAATAATACCCATTCAACACTATTATATTGAGTTTGAACAATGGGAGGAGATACTGAATAAACTGTCATACTTCCTGTAGATCCTTGACCTCCATTTAATAGATTTCCTATTCTTAAACCTTGTTCAGCAGTGATGTTTTTCAATCCACTTTCTAAAACATTTCCTAATGCTGTTAACTTACCTGCATTCCCATTAGAATCCAATCCCATCAAAACATTAAATGTAGCATCGCTACTCTTATCAAGTAATCCTGAAAATTTTTGATTAGTATTAGAAAAAACCAGAGGCATTCCAAATTCTACAATAGCTGTACCCGTATGTTTTCTATTTTCAGTGACTACTAAGTTTGTATTAGCGAAATTTTTACCTAAATCACCAGCAGGAAGTTTTATAGATTCATTATCCTCATTAACACCAACTACGTATGGATAATCAGCTGTTGTACCTTCGTTTGTTGGAGCATCTAGTTTATTACCTACAGTTTGATAAATAGCGTTATTAAAGCTATTTATTGTAGCACCTTTTTCTAATCCAAAATCTGAATAATCCTGAGTTATAGTAATTGCTTTGTCATCAAATTTTAAATCTGATATTTTTAAAGCTTTTTGCCATTCCAATATATTTCCATCTGTCAAAGATGTTGCATCATTCGTTGCATATTTACTGTGTTCGTGAGTATTATCAGCTTTATTGTCTAAAACTTTTTCAAGATTTTCAATTGCAGAAATCGAAATACTTTCGTCTTTGTGCCAGTAACTATCCATCCATGCCCAAAACTGTGCTTGTGTTGGTTTTAACCCTGTTTTAAACCAATTTTTAATGGTATTTTTATCTGTTGCCATAATTAAGCTTTTGGTTTTATAAAAATTACAATTCTATAAGGATTCAAAACATCTAAAGTCTCACCATTACCAAGGTTATCAGTTACTGCATCTCTATAATATAAATAATTATTATTGTTATCAGAACTTGACGAACCGTAATAAGTTCCATTAAGATAAATTCGTCCACCTAAAGTTGATGATGTTCCATTATTTTCTATATAATATGCATCTTTATAACCTATACCTACAGCTGGTAAATTAGCTTTTGAAATTGTTTTTTTCGCTGAACCTCCAGTATTATTATTTAACACAGAATTAAGCGCAGAATCATCAGGATTAAGCCCCATAGGCATACGACCACGTAAATCTGTAACTTCTTCCCAACCTTCTGGAATTTCATTTGCTGGACGTAAAAATAATACTGCTCCATTTCCATTAGAAAATGGACGTGAATATATTTCTAATGTTTCAACACGTGTCTTAAGTTTGGTAAATTCTGTTGTTAGAACTCTTTGAGCAATATTTGCTTCAATTTCTTTAAGATTTTTCAATCTGTACAAATCAGACCAGTTATATGATTTTGTTGCTCCAATTCCAAATGTAGCATAACGAGTGATTAAAACATCTTTACTATTTCCATTTTCAAATTCGCGAGATTCGACAGTTTCAACAATTCTAAGTTGATTTTGTTTTAAACCTCCTTTAAATGGTAGTAATTCTCCATCAATGTAAACAACACCATCACCAATATTATTTCCATTTTCTATACATCCAAGAACAATAGCTAATGGAGCGATAATTTCGCCTAGTTGCTGGCTTATTTGGTTTGCTTTTTGTCCGAAATCAAGAATGTTCACATCGAGTGGGAAACCTTCTGTTTGGTCGTAATTAACTTTATTCATGGTGTATAATTTTATAACGTTTTGAAGCCAACCTGTAACGATTTATAAGAGCTTCGAGTTTATATTTGTTTTGTTCGATATTAATTTCGATAGGCACGACAACAAAAAAATCGATACCCGTGTCCGCATAATCTTGGGTTTGACGAATGTATATTTTCCCAAGTTTGAGTGGTTTTTTTTCTCCAAGTGTATAAATGTATTTTCGTTCATAAAGCTGTCCATCTGTTATTATAATTCTTCTTTTTAAATCGTCAAATTCATCGTTAAGAATCTTTCTTAGATAACAAACTTGTGAATTATGATTTAACCACGTTTCATCAGCAATTTTTTTGATTAACCAAGCATTATGAAGCTTTGTAAGTTCAGCTGAAAACAAGCTGATAAAAGCAATCATTCGAGATTTACGCAAAAACGTAGGCAACAATAAAATAACCAGCTTATCAAAATTGATTTTATACCACATAGTTAATGTTATCAAAGGATTCTACTTTAAAATATCCTGATACTGGAATAGTTTTAACAGCTATTCCAACAGGATCACCATAACTATTCGTGTTTTCGTCTATCCACGAAGTTGACGCGCTCATAATTGTAGGAATTAAAACCCCTTCAACCTGTTGAAGTTTATCAACCAAATGCGCTAAGACTAATTCTCCATTAAATGGTAATTCTTTCATATACGCTTTGATTGCATCCACAACTGGGTAATTCGCATTGATTAAATGTTGACCATTTGCCGACAAAACCAACGGATCATAATTTATTTGCAAGTCAAGAAATAACTTATCAGCTTCGTAATTGATTACAGTTAGCTTTACGCCTGCATCACGAATTTCAGACATATATTGTCGAAATGATGTAACTTCTTGATTATCTAATTGAGATAATTCTCCATTATTTTCGCCTGCTATTTTTACAATTAATCTACTATCATTTGAAGCTTCAACAACAGCTGCATATTTGACTATTTTACTCACTTCAATCTGATCCGTTGTATATCCTGTATTATTAAATTCGTCAGAATCTACAACCAAATCAAATCCATACTGAAATGCTAAAGCTTTACTTCTGTACCAACGAGCTGTGTGGGCTTTTTCTTCGGTTAGTTTTTGTGTAACATCGCTGTAATGTTTATCTAAAATCACCTCAAAAGCATAAATAGCAAATGACATTATATAAATCATTAATCGCCAAATAGCTGTTTTAGAACTAGAAGTCAAACCAGCTAATTCAGTAACATTTGCTTTTTCTGTTAAAAGTGAAGTTTGTATTTGCTCTATTGTTCGTGCCATTTTATCTAATTATAAAAGATTCTTCTATTACCATTTCTCCAATACCAAAATCAACTGGAACAATTATTTCTAATTCATTTATTGCCGTTGCTGGCTTTAAATTTCTATTCTGAAAATATTCAGAGATTAAACGTTGTCCGAAATCTGTGTTTTCAGGAACGTTTAAAATTGTTCCTACTTCCAAATCATCAGTCAAACTAATATCATTAGCAATTGCTAAAGACATCACTCCGATAGCTGTTCCAAAGAGGTAAATTGATACATCTAATAAACTTTGATTATGTAGGATTTTGATTGTCATTTTCTTCTTCAATATCAAATTGTTGGTAAAATTTTTTATTGATAATTTTCAATAAAACTTCTGCAAATTTGTACCCAAGGCATTTATAATTTTCAAGAAGAGATACGAATAATTGCCATATAACTCCTATGATATAAACCCAATACAACCATGTAAAAGGATCTACTTCATATCCCATAACTATAGGAAAATTTGCATTTGCAGAGAAAGTATTTAAAATGTAGATGGGTGTTAAATACGTAGCTATCTTTAATAGCATTCGTCCAAACTTACGACTTGAATGTTTTTCTCCTCTTTTTAATGAAGCCTTTACACCTGTATACCATTCAAACCCTAGTAATACAACTAAAGCAAATAAAAATAAATGATTAAAGCCAAAAATAAAACTTATTGCAGAGAAAAGAGTTCCAAGTAATAAATCTGTTTTCATTACATTTTGAGAGTTTAAAAAACCAAAATTTGAGTTTATAAAATCTTCAAAATTTTTAAAACCAAAACCGTCTAGTATATAGTTGATTGTTTTCATTAAATTGTAATTTTTGTATTTGCTATACCTTCTTTTGTATCTATTTCTGCATTTTGATAATTATCAAATTGAAGCTGTATTCTTAAATCTCTTTCAAATTGATAAATAGTTGTATTTGTTTTAATATAATTTATCGCACCAAATCCTAACTGAGGAAACTCTTTAAATTCTCCTTTTTGAGCAATGAAAATATCTTCAATATGTTGCTGATCACTTTCATCTATCAAAAAGTCGCCATTTCTTATTTCTAAGTCTAAATTATCTGTACGATTAAAATCTTTCATTACTCTATTTTTCCCTGTCCTGTAAATGCTCCTTGGTTGGATGTTCCTGTAATTTGAATAGTAGCAGTTAATAAATAATCTTTAAAAGCTTTCATTAATTTTTCAGCATAAATACGTTTACTTTCTTCGTAATTTTCTGATTGGATCATTTCATCTTGAATTGAAATAATATCCTGTACTAATTGTTCGTCATTTAAAGCCATTAGAATAAAAGTTTATCAATTTGTTGATTCAGTGATTTGAATTTTTGTTTGTTGATTTCAATAAATTTTCCTGCTCCAGATGGTGTTTGAATAATTGAATTTTCAAGCGTCGAAAACAAATCGTTTAAAATTGTTTTAAGATTAGAATCCTTATTTAAAACTCTGAATTTGCCATCTTTCATTTCAAAAACTTGTTGATTCATTTTGATTACAATTCGGTCTATTTCTGAATATTTCAAAACAACTAAATCATCACTATCATTTAATCGTCCATAAATGATTTTAGAACCTATTTTCGGATAAATGGTAATCTTAGAATCTAAATCTGTATCAATGGAATTTAATCGAATATCATCAACACCATCAGAAGTTGTACAGCTTGTTTCTGTTACCTCTGTAACTGTTTCTGTCATTAAAGGGAATCGTTTAACACCTTTTTTATATGCTTTTTTTACAGCTTGTACAAATATTTCTTCAAATTCCATTATTAAAATTTGTAACTAATTTTTAAACTTCTTTTAATACCTTCTGAATTACTTATATCAATTGTAACACCTTCTACAAAGTATCGTCCATCTTGATGTCCATCTTCGTAGTATGGTCTAACAATATCTACTGCATCACCTTCTTTAACTAATGGATAACACCATGTATCAATTGTTCCTTCAAATCCATCAAAAATTTTAGCTTTGTAAAAATTATTTGTAAAATCTTCAAGTTCATCTTTTGAAAGCCCTGGTCTATCTACTGTTAATTCGTTTTCACCTTTTTCACCAACTGATTTAGAAATAACTGAACCGTTTGCTTGTTGAGATTTGATTGTCAAATACAATTGTTTTGTATCTTTTCGTTCAAACTTTATATCAGAACCACGGCGAATATTTTGAGAAAAATTAAGCTTGTGAACTTTTCTTGGTTTAAAATCAACCGTCATACCTACATTTAATCTTCCTTGATTATCAAACCATGATCGAATAAATCCCTTTTCTTTCAATTCTGAAAGAACTTCATAAGGTGTAGCGTCTTCAATTTTCCACTTACCTATAAAATAATTTGCATCATAAACTATTTCATATTCTGCCGGAATAACTGCTTTTAAAATATCTTTTACATTTCCATTTTTAAAGTAACCTGAATAACGAGGCGCTGACTTAAGCTTAAACATCTCATCTTGACATTCAATTTCTAATGGAGCATCAGCTCCTATTTTTGTAACATAACCAATAAACTCTTTTGAAAAATGACCATCATATCCAAATGATATTTCGACTTTGTCTTTACGTTTTATAAAATCTAAAATTGATTTTCCTTGAATATTTAAAGCTTTCCCATCTTCATCAACAGCATTACGATATTCACGAGGTAAAATAATTTTAGCAGTATTAATCAACGTTTGAACACTTCTTTCTATCTGAATGGAAGAACATCTATAAAAAGTTACACGTGAACCAATTTTAACTTTTAAATTAATATTATGATATAAATAATTTTCCATACTAAAATGCTGTTCCATCTAATTGATAAGCACTAGCAGAACCTACTTCAATTGTAATGTTCGGCTTTCCAAGAGTAAAAGAAACAGATTTAATACTCATTGCCTTAATAGAAAATTGAATAGTATCTTGAAATCCTTCAAGTGGCGTAAATTCAATTGATTTAAAATAAATTGCATCAATTTTTCTATCTTGAAATTGTAAGCCTTCAACTGTCACAATTGTATTTTTTGACCATACATCATTTAACTTTCTAATCTCATCAGAAGGAAAAAGACGGTTTTCTAAATCAATTAATAAGCCTTGAATACTAATGTCCCATGGTTTAGTTCCCCATCTTTCAATAACAATTGGATCATCGTCGTTCACTTCTGTTTCAATTAAAGATTTCTCTTGCGAAAATGTCATCATTAAAGGAGGAGCGAAAATAGAACCTTGATTTCCTTTTAAAACTGATCCAAATTCAAGCTTTTCATTATATATTTTACCGTCTTTTTCTTTAAAATTAATTTCAAATGAAACTTTTTCAAAATCAGAATTTTTATCAGAATAAAATTCAAATGCAGATTCTATATTTTCGCTTTCCTTTTTCTTATTAGAGAATTTATCTATCAAATTTCCTAAAGGCTGAATAGCAAACGCAGCTGCATAACGTGCAGCTAAATCTATCGTTATGTTCTTCGGAAATTCCGAAACATCATCAAATATTTTTTTACCTTGATTAATCATCCATTTTTTTATTTAATGATAAAACTCCTTTTTCAGATAACCATTTTACTTGTGCCCATTTCATTGCCCATGTATTATCATCCAATTGCTCAGGAAATGGTATGTTTAAAAAATGTGATATATATGCATTGATTTTAAAAATTTGATCAAACTCATCATCATCAATTAAACCTGTGCAATCGGTTAATACTTTTCCACCTTAGC